GCTTCCAGCTGTGCTGCCTTTGAGTTTGATGCTCATGATCTAACGGGCCAAGTGGGGTTGGAAGGATCAGAAGTGTTGGCTGGCAGATCGCGCAACTCTTGCCTGTATGTTTTTAGCGCGGCTGGGATAGTAGTGCCAAGCTCTTTATGCTTGACGATCTCCCAGTCAGTTGCAGCAAGCAGCTGATTGCGTTTAGTACGGAGAGTTGCCAGGTTCCGTGCATTGACAACCGCAGTTGTTTCAGCTGTGACCACATCAGCGTCGAGCGCCACCTCGTTGTTGTCAGCGTCATAAGCAATAACGCCGCTTTCAACATCTTCAATTCGCTTGACAGTCGGATATGCGTTGTAAATAGCTTGGTGGTTCATGCTGCTACCTCCATAACAGTTATGTTTGAGGTCAAGAGTTCGTAATCACCGGTATCTAAATTACTTCCGGTCCTCTGGTTGTAGAATGTTCCCGCATCATTAGTTTTGACTGTCGCTTTGTAAGTGATTTGGCTAGTGCCTGATGAACGTGCTGTGTCTAAAAAAGAATAATAGCAACTGTCAGGGGTTGAAGAAGCATCAGTTCCCGCGAAACCCATCGCAATGATGGCCTGACCTGTCATACGATTGCCCGAAGCTGATGGGTTGCCAATATCAGTTGAATCCCTTCTTACCCCAAAAACAAAGTTGTAATTACTTCCAATTCCATGTTCTCCGTTCCAACGGACGAAAATCAACATATCGCTAGTTGATGATACCGGAGTAATCGAAACAGACAGGCCACTAATCTCTGCGACAGTGGCCTGGCTTAATGATTGAGAACTCGTAGTAGTCAGATGCGTTTGTTGAATTTGCAAAATTGCGCCAGCCCCACGCTTAGCGGCTGTTACTGCTGCAGCGGCAATCATGTCGGTATCGACAATGCCGTCAGGCAAGCCGCCGACTGACACGCCTGTGATAGTTCCGCTGCCGTTAATTGCGACTGGCATGATCAGAGGATTACGAGGATTGCCCCGGACGGTACTGTCACTGTAACTCCACTGTTGATTGTGGGCGATACCGTTGTGCCGTGCTTGTTAGCGGTCAGCGTGTAATCAGTGGTAACCGTCTGATCAGTCTCGACGACCCACTGGTCACCAGAGCCGCCAGTGGCTCCACCGCCAAGAGCACCCCAAGCTGATCCGCTGTAGCCCTCGTATCTGGTCAACGTTGTGTTGTACCGGATCATCCCGTTGTTGGGTGACCCAGGACGCTGTGCCGTTGTCCCGACTGGAATGTCAATCGTTCCAGTGCCTGACATCAGGATGTTGCCCGCAAACGTGGCAGTTCCTGTAAATGATGGTGACGCCGCAAGGGCTAAGCCAAAATTGGCTGTCTCCGCTCCACCAACAGCACTAACGTTGATGTACGCGTTGTTGGCAGCGTTCCTAATCTTAAAGGTCGTATCGCCTTCGTCGTAATACCACTGGTGCGCGAAGGGTGAGGCTGGATCCGTTGAGCCGCTGTTATTTGTGGCAATCGCAGACAGCGCATTATTAAGGTCGCTACGGAAGCTACTTCCGCTTTGGTTGGCTAGCGAATGGTCATGTTGACTCACAAGGCCCTAGCGCACTGCTCCTGACAGTTTACGACTTGCCAAAGCCTGTTGCCATGTAGTTGAAATTGCGGTCAACGATTGTGCCGCTGCTGTTCTTGAACGTCACGGTAAAGCCAGTCCTTGAAATACTGGACAGCTCGAAGAAATCTCCAGTGGCCATGTTTTGCGGCGTGATGCCAATGGTGGGCAATGCGCTGTTTGCTCCACCCAGGCTGCTGGTGCCAGTGAAAAACGGATTAGCAAACGTCACTGCCTTGGCAGATGTTCCGCTAGCAATCGCTGAGGTGCTCTGCTCTGTGCGCTGTGAGAACTGTGCCTTGTAACCCAGCTCATCCACAAGGATATTTTGAGCCGCGTTGGTCGAGGTCAACACAGCTTTGAATTGAAACGCACGCCCCTTTAAAATGCCGTTTGCCAAAGGCTGCCAGGCGCTGTAAGTCGGAGAGCCGGACGGATCGTCGTTCGTTTTTCGGACGTAGACCTCTGCGTTCACTTGATCGACAACCCCCCCATCTATGTCCAGCCAAGTGTCAATGTTTGCCGTCCGACTATCCCAAAGGTCAGCTGGGTAGATGCCGCGAGCAACTAACCGACGCTCCAAGTCCAAACTGTAAACGGCCTCCAAGTCCAACGTGTCAGCGAAGGCATATTCACCAGTGCCTGCAGTCAAGCCATCACTGTCCAGGATCAAAGCGTCATAAGTTGAGTTGTAGGTGGTGTCGGTTTTGGTGCCGCTGAATGGTGTTGGCGTGATCTGGTCTTCACGCTGCGTTTTGACGCCAAAGAAAGTTTGTGAAACCGGCTGATCAACAACAACGCTGGCCTCTGTCGCACTTTTGCGTAGTCCGTCATCTTCAAACTTGACAAGATATTCACCTTCCAAGAGAGGAACAGTCGCTTCAGTTGCGCTGCCTGCAATAGCTGCGATCAAGTCAGTGCTATTGCTCCACGTCGCGCTGCCATCAGTCAGATTGCTGTGACGGATGTGAACCTTGCCGCTGACTTTCACGTCAAGATCAACGGTTTCGTCCCAGCGCAGCCGTGCGCTGTTGTAATTCAAGGGCTCCAGGGTCAGATTCTGAACATTGCCTGGGATTGCTGTTTTGCCTGCGAGCGTGAACGTCTGAGAAGTTGTTGGCCCTGTTTTGCCACCAAAGTTACGCGGCGTGACCTGCACTTCAAGCTCGCCAGCTTTCAAACCTTTAATTTGCGTTGATTGCGTTTCGGTTGTAATTTTTTCAAAATTGTTTTGGTTTAACCTATAGCGAACAACAAAATCACTGAGGCTGCCAATAGGGCTGGTCCAGCTAACATCAACACCTGTTCTAACTGTTCCACCTTCTTCGTACAAAAATTCAGTTGCCGACAAGTTGGTTACAGCGGTTGGTATTGCCGTGATGTTGGTGATGTCGCGTTGAGTTAGATTTAGATCTTGCTCGACAGCATCATAAATACTTTCGTTGTACTTAATAGCGGAAACACCAAACACGCCATCACCACTTTCAGCAACACTTATTACGCGAAATTGTTGGGACTGGATGTCGTCTGTTTGGATTAACCAGGGAGCGTTGACGGCCGGGGCCTGGCTAAAGGCAACAGGAACACTAATGACTCTGCCACTGATTGAGCCAATGTTTCTAGTTTCAATCAAGCCGTTTGGCAATACAACTGAAAGAGTCGGGTTTTTACTTGTATCCACCAACAAATTAGTGTTACTGTCAATCGTTATTTGAGTTGTAGTGGCGGAAGAAACACGCCCATTCCTTCGAGCTACACCACGCAAGGGGTCGGCAATATCAACAACCATGCCAGGCCTGACAACAATGCCTGAATCAATACCGATAGCAAAGTTGCAAGTCTCATACAGATCTTGCTCACTCAGCAGCGTCCATTTGCCAAGCCTGTTGGCCTGGCCCTGCGAGTAGCAACCAACCGCCTTGATGTCCTTGTTGTTGACGCCGTATTTAGCAACTGCATCAGCGTCTTCAACATATTCAAAAGCAACTTCCCCCTGTTCGTCGTAGTTCTGATAGGCAACAGTCGCACAGGTGTGACGGCTGCGGATTGACGACCCAGAGTAAGAAAACACACCATCAACAACATTTGCAGGCCCTAACGTGTATTGAGCGTCAGAGGGCTTGTCCTGCATTAACACCAGCGAGCCTGCGCCGTAGTAAGAAATGCCCCTGAAAATACTTGTCATCTCCTGGATGACGTTAAAAACTTCTTTGCGCTGGTTGATCAGAATGTTGCAGCTAAAGCGCGGCTCTTGGCCACCTTGCCCATCATCAACAAGCGCCGAACAATACTGGGAGATTGCTAGAAAATCATACCGATCTAAAGATGATTCAGGAATCCCGCATCCGTACCTGTCATCTGTAAGAAGGTTCCAAAGGCACCAAGCAGGGTCTGAAGTGAAGTGCGTGCCTGATTTAAATTCACCATTCCAGACTCCCGAATAAGTCAGCCTACCGATGTGTGTTGTTGTATCTACAGTTGCGTTGCTTGGAATTTTTACTTTGATCCCACGAATCAAATACTTGCGCCGAGGGATACTGTTAAATTCGCTTGAGTCAAAACGCAGCCCAACTAATGCGGTGTTTGGGTAAGCAAGTTTGGCATCAATAACTGAGGTAAAGCTCTGCCAATTAGTCACGTTTGCCAGCCTTGACGATGTACTGTCAGCGGTGTTGCGGACCACCTTGATGTCTACAGGAAACGCGCCGCTAAGAGTTATCAAATAGTCGCGCTGGTAGGCCCCGCTGCTTTTGCCTGAAATCGTGTCAGTTTTTACCGTATTAAAGCCGCCGCCATTGTATTGAACTTGTATGCTAATGCTGACGCTTGTGCCAACAATGTCGCCATCATCTTCAATCAGTTGCAGCCCAGGAACTTGAATAGTTACGCGAACACGGTCAACATCTGTATCAGTTATTTGGCGTGTTACTGGCGATGAATTTGTTACCTGTACCCCTACTGATGTTTCGCTTTCAACATTGGCAAAAACGCCAGGGATGTATGTTTGCGTCTGCGTGCCATTACGGGTGGCAATAGTGAACCCTTGAAAATTGTTGTTGCCTGCAGAGTCTTCGACCGGCGTGTCGTCGAGAAAGATGCTTTTGTTGCCATCGTCCAAGCCTTGGATCTCGCCTTCGCTAAGAAGATCAAGAACGTTGGCGAACTGTTTTGACTGCAGCGAGTCATCTGCCTCTGTGGGCGTTTTGCTAGATCCACCGCCGCTTTTACGGGCGCCGCCGCCAGCACCTGCGATGTACTTTGATTCAGTCATGCTTAAACCTGATCAACGTCAAGACCAGCTGATATGACTGCCGACCCGACAAACACACGCCCATAAGCTATTGGGACAGCAACGCCCTGTCGAGTGGTGTTGACGATCCCGCTAAAGCTGTTTGATTCCAACTGTGTAGGAGTCTCAGCCGCGCCCGGCGGCCTTGGCACAGGCGAAAGCATCTGGGCGACACCAGTCAACATCAAGCCGATGCCGATGTTTCCGGCAACAGCAGCAAGCGCACTTGCCGCCGCAAAGCCTGGAGCAATGACACCGACAGCACCTGATGCTGCAACACCTGTTGTGGTGAAGCCTCCAGCAGCAAGTGAAAATCCAGCGCCAGCAGAAAAAATAGCAACGCCGACCAATGCAGCACCGAGCAAAAATGTTCCAACACCGCGGCCTGCACCCGTCAAGACTGGGGCAATGCTGAAAACTTCGCGCTCACTCCAAGGCAACAACAACCCGGAAACGTCTTGCTCAAAGATCTTTTGCTTGCCAACTGTGACCCGATAAGAGACACCATTTTTTTCGCTGTCGATCAACCACTGCTCAAGCTGGGGGAAATTGACCAGCAATGCACGCATGGCCTGAGCAGGCGTGTCAGCCACAAACTCAAACCGTGTTTGCCCAAGCAACTCGCGCAACGCGCCGTAGACTTTAACGACCTTCATGCCTATGCCTCAAGGCGCAAGCCACGTTTTTCAAATAGTAGCCGCCAAGGACATCCCGACTAGACAGCCGCCCCTGGACGTGGTGCAAGATCAACTGATCGCCCAGATAAATTGCTGCATGGTTTGGCACTGGTGATGCCAACTGGATTAGCAGAGCATCACCGCGTTGCAAGTCTTCAATGGGGATTTGGCTGAACCCCTCCTTCTCAAAATTTTCTAAGTACAAGTTTTCGCCCTGTTCCCACCATTGATCTCGACGCGGATAATCACGCAGCTCTAGCTTCAATTCTCGCCTATACCAATCCCGGCAAAGGCTGTAGCAGTCCACAACGCCGTGGGAGAACTCACGGCCGACATACGGCAGCTCGAAGCCCTCAGGCTCGCAGTACCCCCAGTTTTCAGTGTTCGGATTAACAATGTGCCAAGGCAAACCGCTTTGCTCACAAGCAACACGATCAGCTGGTGAAGGGTTGTGGTTAGTGGTTGGGTGGCTGTGAATCACAGCAACGATTTCGCCTTTGTCCTCCACCGCTGCATAGTCAGCTGGATCGAGCACAAAATGCTCATCAGGCGTGTTGGCCAGGTTCGCGCAAGGGAAATAACGCCGCTTCCCCTTTACAACAGCGACCAAACCACAGCACTCCTTAGGGCTCTCTTCTTTTGCGTGGGCCAGAATCTGGGCCGTAATAGAAGGGGGCAACATCATGAAACGAGCCCCGCTCCTGGGAACGAACCGAACGGCAACTCGTTGTTTTCGCCAAAACGTTTTTTACAGCTGCTAAGTCGTTTGCCGCACGCATCCTGCGCCAAAGTTGAAACAGTGTTGTTGTTCACGTCAAAGTAGTTGCTGCCTGTGTAGCTACATTCAGAACTGCGGTACTGCCATTGGCAAATGTTGGCAACCACCTGACGATTGGGCAGCTGTTTGTTTGACAGATCGAACTTGCTAGCCAGCTCAAAGCTGACCACATCCCGAGATTCTGTCGCCTTGCGGTCAATAAACCATTCCTCGACAGGGAAGGTTGCATAAGGGTCAGCAGCAGACTCACCATCTAGAAATTTTTTGAGCGTCCTAATACGCTTGACCTTTGCGCCTGTTAGGTCATTGCCCGGAGTCGTTAGGTTCACACCAATCAACAGTGCCGTTACTGCCGAATCAAGGTTGGCAACTGACAAGGTTGGTCGTGGCAACGTGCCTGTATTCGTGTATTCAAAACCCTCCGCCTGGACAGGCAAGCGCACATAATCATTCCCATTCCAGGTAATGTTGCCGGTCGCGTCTGCATTAACACCTGCGTGCCATCGCAAAACGTCCGTGCTGCCGTGCAGCGTGTTGTCGTAGTGCAGCTCGAACAGTTCAATGATTGCGTCTACAGCAAGGCCAGACAGATCAGCATAAATAGAACTGATGGCTGTCCAAACGACTGTGTTGTCAGTCAGCGTGCTGCCAATGTCCGTTGGCCAATCTGGTTCAGAACTGCCAGACGTTCCAGCAGTCGTACACTCAAAAACCAGGCCGCTATTCTGTGATGTCGTGGCGCGTCGAACGTCACCAACAGAGAACGCGGTGCTAGCAGCCCATGCGGTGTAAGCCATCAGGGTTCAAAGACTTGGCGGAACGTTGCAGAAATAGTGGCACGATTCAAATACGGGATCGACTTATTCCAATCCTCACAAACAAACTTAGAGCTGCTGCCCTCGCCTGGCGGCGTGAAATCAAAACTTGCATTGTCAGCAGCACGAGCGTCGAGAAACGTTTCAATGGTGTCGGCATCAGTTTCTGACACCTCAAACCGCAAGCTATAAACCTTTGGATTTTGGTTGATCCCAAGGCTTGTGCGTTGTTCAAAGCCGTCGCCGAAGCGTACAGTTCGCACTACTGGGGCGCTGTTTTTCTGCAGCCCGTAAGTTGGCGTAATCGAAGGGAAAGTAGCCATCAGGTTGCGAGGAGACCGCCAGGGCGCTTTTGCTTGACTAGCTCAGCCTGCACAGCAGCGCCAAGCATTTTGCCGAGCTGTCCAGCTGTATCAGAGTCACCCTCAACAGATGAACCAGAAGCATCGACATTCACAACGATGTTAGCCCCGCCAAAACTGCCCGCTGGCGCAATGCTGCCACTGCGGCCGGGTGTGAACATTTCAGGGCCTTTCTCGCCCACCATGTAGGAGCGTCCCCCCTGGACAGTTCCGCCAGACGCCCTGCCACCGCCAAACAGCTTGCCAAGAATCCCGCCTTGCTGGCCAAGGAAACCAAAGCCCTGGTTAATGCCCATGGTCAAAAACTGCCTGGCCAGCTGCTTAACGATGCCCAAGGCAGACTCACCAAGCGATTTAGTGCCTTCGATTGCGCCCAAAATCGCATCGGTCACGTTTGTCTTGATGGCATCGCCCAGTTTTTTGTACTTATCGGCCAGCTCTTCTGCTGCTTTTTTTGCAGCGTCGTCTAATTTTTTCTGCTGTCTTTTTTCAGTTGTAATCCTGTGGTTTTCTCTAAAAAGATCTTTTAAGTCTTGTATTTTTTCAGGGCCCAACAGCGCAAATTTTTCTTCAATGTCTTGCTCCTTAAATTTAAGCTCTAACAGCTCACGCGCTTCATCTGTCGCTGCTGCGTCAAGCTGATTTTTTCTAGTCTGAGCCTGTATCAACGCTGCCGCCGCCTTCTGCTGCTTTTGCAGTGGTGTTTCTTTAGCGGCTGGCTGGGTGCCTTTAGGCTTTGCAAGTGGGCGGTTTGTTTGCTGAATGGCATTGGACGCAGCTGTGCTGGTTTGCGTTGATGCTGCCGGATCAAAGCCGCCAATAACTGCAAGCTGGTTTACGCCCTCAGCAATCCCCTGGCCTGCGCCCTTAATTTGATTGACAACACCAGAAACAGCATCACCTAAAAAGCCTGTAACAGCTTTGAAGCCTTTTCCTGCCTGCTCAATGATGAACTGGATGGGGCGTGGAATGTTGGCGTAAAGGTTTTCGAGCGTGGTCCGTATTGTTGTTCCAAGGCTGCTGAAGATACCGACGATGCCTTCCCTAATGGAGTTGGCAAAATTCAGCACGTTGCCGAGTTGCGTGTAATATCCTTCGCCAATCACAGCAAAGAAACCTGTGATGGCTTTGGTCGCAAAATCGACGCCATTCATCACTGCCTGGAATCCTTGCTCCAGCTCATAAGCAAGATTTACATTCTCCTTAAATGGCGAGAGCTTCTCGAAAAACGTAGAGACACCCTGAATAAGGCCACGAATGGGAGCCAGGATTAACTTTAATGAAGCGCCAAACGTCTCCACAGTTACAGCAGCCACTTTGAAAGTGCTTTTAAGCAATAACCCCAGCTCAGAACCATCAGCAAAGATATTTGTAAACGCCGTCTGCAGACGCTTGAGAGCCCCATTGATCGTGTCGCTGGCCTCAAACGCTGCCGCAGCTGCTGCACCCTGAGCGTTCTTTTGATTTTCTAAGAGCCTGTTGAACTTCTCCGTGTCGTTAAGGAGAGCCAAGATTGAAGGCCCAGCTTCCGTTCCAAACGCCTTGATAACGGTGCCTGCGTCAGCTCCAGAATCCTTGATCTTTTGGAGAGTCCCTGCAAGGCCATCCGACTTAAGGCTGGCCGCGCTGATTTCTATCCCGAGGTCTTTGAACTCCTCGCCAACCTTGCCCGCAGCAACCTGGGCAAAAGCTGTCTTAAGTGCCGTAAACGTGACCTCTGCGCCTTGACCACCAGCGGTGATCTGGGCCACTGCAGCGTTGACCTCCTCTAGTGGCACACCCAGAGCAGCCGCCACAGGGGCCACCTTGGCAATGTTGGCCGCATATTCACCAATGACGATCTTGCCGTCGTTCTGCGTCTGGATGAAGCCATCAACAAGCTTGGCCGCCTTGTCTGCCTCCAAGCCGTAAGCGTTCAGGACAGATGTCGTGGCATCTCCAACCGTGTTGATGTCGCTAAAACCGCCAGTTGCGCCCTGGCTTGCTGCCTTAAGAATGTTGGCCGCGGCCGCAGCATCCGTGAAGCCAGCCGATGCCACGTCATAGGCCGCGCCTGTGAGTTCAGTGACACTGGCTTGGCCTGCTAGTTCACGGCTTACGCCAGCAAGTTGCTTGGTCAGCTTTTCGCTGTCTACGCCAAGTGAACGCACTTTGGCCTCAGCAAAATCCTGCTGGGCCAAGGTGGCAAAAGCTGACGTAAGAACACCCGCAGCTGATGTCAGCAGTGCGATGGGCCCTAGGGCTGCCTTCAAAGCTGTGCCCAGGGCCGCAACTCCAGGCACCGCGCCTTTTGATGCCTTGCCAAGAAATGCAGCGGCCGCGCCTGCACCTTTGGCAGATCCAGCCGTGTTGTCTAACTGCCCCTGCGCACCCTTGGCCTTATTTTTCAGCTGATCCATCTGCGCCCCTGTCTGCTTCGTTGCAGACTTGGGCTGAGAAAAATCAAACTTGGCTGTAAGGACTGTGGTCACGTCAGCCAGATAACTTGTCCCAGCTTACCGCCGTTGCAGCTTGGCGCGATCCATTGCCTGCTGCTCTCTTTCGGCTTTGATTTCGTGGTAGGCAGCAAAATAAATAAGCTCCGCGTCTGTCAACTCAGTGCGGAGCCTGCTTACGGTCATGCCCAATTCGCAGGCCAGGAAGAACTCAAAATAAGCCCAGCTGTCCTGCTTCAGTCGTTTTTTGCGTCTTGCATGTCGGCATCATCGCCAAGCCCGAACAAGAACAATTCAAGTTCGTTTAGCACTGCTTCAGGCAACCTGCGTTGCAGTTTGGCTACGTCAGCAGCGGCAAACGCTTTGCTTCCATCTTCCAGCTCAGCCATCTGGCAAAGCATTTGCGTAGAGATGTCCAGGGCTTCTTCAGTGCCAGCCAGCTGCTGTGCTTTCTTGCGATCTGCCCGTGTGATTGGCCGAAAATACAGATCAGCGGTTTTGCCTGTTGGCAACTTCATTTCAAACTTGCGGCGCTGGTTGAGGTCAAATGCCCCAACCAGCTCATCCACAAATCGCGTCGAAGCAGGCATTTAGTAGCTTGAACAATACGTTCAAACTATAGCCTTATCACTCAAGGTTAGAAGTGATGGTAGAGCTGGTGATGAAGTTGCAAGACACGATCACCAATTCACCAACTGTGGAACTAATTTCCATGTCAGTGATGATGCCGCCAAAAGCAACGGAATCTGTGCCGTTGGTGTTACCAGTGGTAAACAGCTCAAACGACGCATCAGCCGCATCGCCACTCTTGATCACATCTTCAATGAAACCGGCCTGGCCTGTCGCATCGGGGTCATAGACCAGCTCAACAGTGCCAGAACCGCTGATCATGCTGCCGACAAATTGCCGGAAGGTGTTCCCGTGAACGGTGGTATCTAGGGTTTCCTTGGTGATCGACAGGCTCCAGCTGCGAGTGCCGACAACAGTGGCAAGAGTGCCGCTGCCGGTCTCAAATTCAACTGAACCAGCTTCGCCGCGAATGGTGGCCATGGTCAGAGTTCCTCGATGAATTCAAAGGTCACACGGACCTGAGTTTGAAAGTAGCCTTCTGGTTCTGGCGAAGCCAGTGCCGTGGGGCCGATTGGGGCGTCGAAGAAAACCCCCGACACGTTGGCCCTATTGTAAAGGTCACGAATTCGTTTTCCAATCTTGTAGTTAGCCCCTGGGCCTACCCCTTTGCCGGAAAAAATGTTGATAAGCAGCAATCCCGTTATCCGGTTGCGGGCGTTACTGGACAGGCCGTGGCTCAGATATTGGTTTGTGCCAAAGGAGGTCAGGCACTGGACCCAGGTGCTGTTTGGTGTTGGCTCGAACGCCATGTTGTGAAACACCACCGGGACGGGTTGGGCTTTTTGCAGCTCAGTAGCCAACCGACCTTCGATCGTGGCGCGTACTTCGTTCAGATCAGCTGCAGCCATCAGATCTTCCCTTTCCTTTGTGCGTCTTTGACAGCATCGTTGAAACGCCTCTGCGAATCAACCTCTAGGCCCTTAGTGATCAAGTCCGGGAACCCTTCGATGGTGCCCTGCCGAGTCTTGAAATCTCCACGCCAGGACGGCGGCAACGCGGTGCCCATGCAGACCGGCTCGGCGTATTCCACGGCGTTATGGATGTTGTAGACGTTGCCGATCGTCTCAGTGCCTGGCTGGTAGTTAATCCCCTTGGCTTCAGGAATGTTTGATCCTTTGGCCTCCGGGTATTCGCCTGGTGGCTCTGAGTCTCGACTAATGGCGTTTTCACCGATCTGCCAACTGGCTCGGAGCCTGCCGGTTTGTGTTGGCGTTGCTTTTTTCAGCAAAGCATCGGCTGAGAAAACTGTTGATTGCGCGAAGAAGTCACCCAGCTGGTTGAGATAGTCCTCAACCCCGTCAAAGTCGATCTCCTTCGCCATGGCTAGGCCCTCAAGAACAGGTAGTAAGAGATATCTACGTTGTTCATCTGCTCTGTCTGCACCTGGATGACTTGATAGACCACGCTGCTGATCACCACGCGATCTTTAGTCTTAGGCGCGGCCGTTACGTCAGCCGCCGCAATCGTTAGCTTTTTGTCGCCAGCCTGAATCAACTCGTTGGTCTCGCGCACGTTGACATCAGACACCACGCCTTTGATCTCCGTGTCAGAGACCGACTCGTTCACTTCGCCTGTTGTCGTGTTGTAGGTGCCACCTGTCACCACGCGCACGGTCACATCCCCGGCAAGAACCGTTCCGCCGATGATTGGGGCCAGCTTGGCCGCCAGAGTGTCACCGAGAGCCATTAGAGCTTGTAAGCAATAGCAGCACCGCTGGTTAGTTGGATGCTGGTGAACACGCCGTAGATCACAGTACGGGCCACAAAGGTCTCACCATTCAGGGAGTCACCTGTATAGCTATCAGCGGTGATTGCATTAACCACCGTGTCTTCTTTGAACTGAATCGCCCCGAAGCGTCCAGTTCTCGCATCAGTGCCAGTGATGTTTTCGCCTTGGCATCCCATGTGCATTGGATCAGCTCCGTTTTACAGCGATGTTGCCTGGTCCGCTGATTCTAAGGCTGTGGAGATACCTTTCAAACATGGGCGGCACGCGGTCAGCTCCCACAGAGCCGGTCTTGTCAGGCACAACCGAAATGCTGCCCACTTGCACGCTCTTAAAGTCCTCAAGACCGCCCAGGCTGATGCCGTCTTTGTTGCTGTGCAGGTAGACCGCTAACTCAATCTGTGCGTGCTT